ATGCTGATGCAGTACAAGGACAAGGAAGCCCTCCGCAAGAAGCGCGATCTGGAGATCGAGGATCTCGGCCTCACCGTAGACCAGAAAAAGAAGAAGGCCCCGTTCGAGCTCGCCAGCTTGCAGAAGGTTGACTTCTACGAGGCGGGCTCCAACAACCCGAACGCTACGAAGTCTGGTCTGTGGGATCCGCTCACCAATACCGTAACATCCGGCAACCGGACCTACCAGCCGAATGAGTGGGTCTCCGTGCGCCCGATGGCTCCGAGCCAGATGAGTCCGGGCGGCGGCGGGAGCAACAAGCTCGCGGCCACGCCTACCGAGATGGCTGCGCTCCGCAAGGACGTTGTGGCTGCTGGTAGCCACCACGAGAAGATCGGCCAGATCTTCGACATGTTCGATACGGCCATGAAGGACGACGCCGGCACGTTCATCGGAGACGTTGGGCGGGCCAAGTCGTTTGTGAACCGGATCGTGACAGGCATGGAGCAGGCCATTGCGTTCGCCTCTGGCAACGACAAGGTGGCACCGACTGAACTGATCGCTCCGGGCGGGAAGGTCTACGACTTCTCCACCCCGGCAGCGCGGGCTAAGTACGCCTCGGAGAACCGCAAGGACCTGACGGCGATCATCGAGTCTGCGCTTCCGGTCGGCATCCGCGCTAGGCTGCGTAAGGACGCGGCTTACGCGGACCAGTTCCAAGCGATGCTGATGGAGATGATCTACCTGCGGGCGCAGGTGGCGGAGGGCGGGCAGGCGCGCAGCCTGTCGGACCTCGACGTGAAGAACAACGCCCGCACTCTGGCGGCCGATGTCAACGATCCGGACTCGTTCAAGCGCGTCCTGTTCGAGGACGCCCGGCGAGTCAACAATCAGGTACAGCGCAGGCTCCGGGTCTATCGGCCCGAGGTTCTGGAACAAGCGTTCAGTGAAGGCGGACTTGACGATTACCGCAAGTCGTACGCTGGCGTCGAGAGCCGCTGGCAGTCGTACGACACTCCGCAGGGAGAGGTCACGGTAACGGACCCCTCAGTTGACGCTCTGGTAGAGCAGTATCTCGGCTCCGGAAAGTAAGCATGGCAACCATTGAGCAACTCGGTGAGGCCCTCAAGCGAGCGCACGAGGCGGGCGATACCGAGGCCGCGAAGGTGCTGGCTCGGGCGTACGCTGATGCGCGGAGCCAGCAGACGGCTGCCCCGCAGCCCCAGCAGCAGGCCCCTCAGCGCATGACGTACGAGGCTCCAGAGCCGACGAAGCTGGAGAAGTTCGGCTCCGCCGTAGCTGGCGGGGCTGAGCTCGCTGCGCAGACCGTCGTTGCTGGCGCTGGCGAGTCCCTCGCAGGACTCACCGGGCTCGGCACCCTGATCCTCACGGGAGACAACGATCAGGCGGCAGCGGCGATTGAGCACGTCCGCGACGCCTTCTCGTGGGACCCGTTGACGGACGGGCGCGGGGCGATTGAGGGGGCCATTGCCGAGCCGTTGACGAAGGTCAATCAGGCGCTGGACGACTTCTCCATGTGGGCCGGCTTCGAGAACCCGATAGCGGCAACCGCAGTGCGGACCACTATCGAGGGCCTCCCGTCGATCCTCGGCTTGAAGAAGATGCGCCTTGGGGTTCGCGCCGTCGAGGACGCGAAGTTCCAGCGCGCGTTCAAGAAGAAGCAGGCGGCGCTCGGTGCGGAAGCGGAGGCCATGGGCCTGTCGTTCGACAACGACCAGATCCGCCAGTCCGTACTGAATGAAGCGAACAAGCGCGTCCAGATCACGACGCGCGGTGAAGGTCTGGACGAGTTGCAGCGGGAGCTCCGCATTGCACAGGTCCGGGAGAAGAACCTAGTCACGCAGAAGTACAACGTGGCTCGGGCGAAGCGCGCCCTGATCGAGACGGACGGGTTGGAGGCGCTGGGCAACAGCCTCGTGCAGGAGATGGCCGACTCCAACTTCCCGCTGCGGAACATGTCGAAGACCATGGAGTACATCGACCAGCTTCGCGCGTCAAAGACTGCGGTTCCGGGACTGCTGGATGAGTTGCAGCCCAAGCTGTCTGGCGGGACAAAGATCAAGTCGATCCGCCTCAAGGACCTCGACGGGTTCCGGCAGCAGGTACGGCGCGAGCTCAAGCGGGCCGATCCCGTGGAGGCCGAGGGCCTCAGGAAGATCATCGCTGGGGTGGACAAGTACATTGACCACGAGTTCAACCGACGCGCGATCCGTGGAGACGCGACTGCGCAGCAGGCGTGGCTTGATGCGCGTGGCACCTACGAGCGGTACAAGGCCAACTTCCACGAGGACAAGGTGATCCGCGATCTCGTCCAGATGGAGGCCACGCCCGAGATGATCGGGCGCTGGCTGCTGGGCGCACGTACCATGACAGGGAACAAGGCGGCTGCGAAGACCCTCGACAGGCTCAAGCAAGTGCTTGGCCCGACGGAGATGGAGGCGATCAAGCAGTCGGTGATGTGGGATACGCTACAGCCCATCCTCAACGAGGTCCCGACCCCGGCCAACTTCAAGTCGGTGGTCAAGAACATCGACCAGTTGCTCGGGCAGAACAAGTCGATGGTGGACTCGCTCGGCATCAACCGGAAGGATATGCAGATGCTGCGCCGTGCGGCGTACGCTGCGTCCTTCGCCAAGGACCTCCCGCAGTGGCTGAACTCGGGCTTCCTGTCCATGGCCATCTCCCGGCTGTTCTTCGGCCACGAGATCGCCAAGGCGGGCCTGTTCGTTAAGACGACGAACATGATCACGAACTCGCTGTTCGGCATTGGCAAGCTGTCGCACAAGCAGCTTCTCAAGCACTTTGCATCGCTGGATCTGGACCGTCCCATCATTCCCAACCGCACCCCCACGTGGGGTGAGGTGCTGGCCAACGGCTACATGGCCGAACGGTTGCAGGCAGAGGGCTATTGGGACGACGAAGAGGAGGACAAGTACAAGTGAAATACGAGAGCATCGAGGAGCTACTGACGCTGCACGAAGGGGTACGCAGGTTCCCCTACCGCTGCACGGCAGGCAAGCTGACGATTGGGATTGGCTTCAACCTAGACGACGTTGGGCTGTACCCGGAGGAGATCAACTTCATCCTCCGCAACAGGATCGAGCGGACTGAGCAGGAAGTGGAACGTGTCTTCCCGTGGTACAACGAACTGGACGATGTACGGAAAGCTGTCATTGTTGACATGGCGTATAACATGGGAATTGCTACGCTATCTCAGTTCAAGCGTACGCTCGGTTCGGTGAGGGACGGCAACTACGCACTGGCTGCGGAGCAGATGCTCCAGAGCAAGTGGGCGCGTCAGGTGAAGGGGCGGGCCGTGCGGCTCAGCAAGATGATGGAGACGGGCGAATGGCCACAGGAATAGACTGGATTGGTGCGCTGCTTGGCAAGGGGATTGCCGAGCCTATCGCCACGTACTTCACGCGCAAGGCCGAGATCAAGGCCGCCCAGCACGAAGCGAAGCTCAAGTACGAGACAGCGAAGGGCGACCGTCAGGCCAAGCTGATCGAGGCTGGCCTCGCGGCTGACGCTACGTGGGAGATCGAGCAGATCAAGAACTCGGGGTGGAAGGACGAGTACGTCCTCATCATCCTGAGCATCCCGTCCATCCTGAGCTTCGTCAAGATCGGGACGTTCGATGGCGCGGCGCTAGTCGCGCGCGGCTTCGAGTCACTACAGGGAACCCCGGAGTGGTACCGCTGGCTGATCATGCTGGTGTTCACTGCGGTGTATGGCATCCGCCTCTGGAGGCGGCAGCAGTACGATACGGAGTAGCCTCCGGTGTCCCGAGGACGGGGCCGGCTGGCCTTGATATGGGAAGACTGGGCGTACTTCAACAGCCGGTTCTTTGGGGGGAAGCTCTCCCGCCCGAGGGCAATCCGGATCACGTCAGCCCGCAAGTACGACGGGTATATCTCTTACTTGGTGGAAGTGGGGACGCAGAATACGCCCGCCTACGGAAGGGTCAAAGGGCAGGCCCGTATCTGCCTGTCTACCCACCAGACGATGCAGGCCATGCGTGGAACCCTGCTGCACGAGATGGTGCATCAGTATCAACTGGAGGTACTGAGGATCGAACCGGACCACGGGCCGGTGTTCCGGACGATGTGCAAGTGGATTGAACGAGAGACCCGGTTCCAGCTACGTGTGAATCGGCTGGCCTAGAAACGAAGAACCCCCGCCCGGTTGCCCGAGCGGGGGTTTTTCTTTGCTACAACCTTAACATGTTAAGGTTACACGGCTTGCCCGTTCCTGCGCTTCAACGCCAAGATGACCTCGTCCGTGTCGCTTTTCGACAGCTTGTCGAACCGCTCCTTCCACCACCGGGACGCTGCATCCTTCCCCTTCGTCCGCTTCACGCGGGCTAGGTTGGCAGCGATCCGCTCAGCGAAACGCGGATGCATTCGACAGTTCCACCGCACACGCCTGCACTCGGTTGTTGAGCTCGATGGTCTCCGAGAAGGTCGCCATGCACCCGATCTGCGGGTAGCACGCCTCGAACACCTTGAGGTCCCGCACCAGCGTATCGCACGACGCGAACGTGCTGTCCGGGATCAGGGCGAACACGCCGAAGGTCAGGCCCACCAGCACCACGAGGATGCCGAAGAAGGCGGCTCCGTCCTTAATTGCTCTCATTCGTCTGACTCCTTAGGAAATCCAAACACGCCTGCGTCCGCGCTAGCTCTCTGATTGCGGACTCATGCTGCTCTGTAGCTCGTCCAAGTTCCTCAGCCGCCTGATCACGAACCTGTCCGCTAAGGCGGACGAGCTCACTCGCCTGATCGACTTTGGATTGGAGGAGCGCTTCCAGATCCGCTTCAACCGTTTCTCGGCTCGCTTGATCCGGGCCCACGCCTCGTCCGGGTCCTTTGGCGGGGGCGCTCGGCCCGCGATCCACGACTCCATCAGAGTCGCGCTCACGCGCCTCCGCAGCTTCTTTGCGGTTCTGCCTCGCATTGAACTCTATCCTCACTGTGTTGCACCAGTCCCGCAGGACTGCGGGCTCCATCTTCTCCGGAACCTCAGCCTCAAGAGGCCGCCCGTCGGGGAAGTATTCCCCCGACAGGCGAAGGACCGTAACGCCTCGGTTGTCTAGCGTCCGGGTGGACGCATCAACAATCTTAACGTCGTTCTGGAGAATGTCCAGAATGTCCGACCTCATGGCTTACGCTCCGATCTGAGTCAGCACTCGACGTGAGCTCTGCTTCTCAGGGAAGCGTGCGCGCATCCACGTGCCACAATCACCGCACTGGAATCGCTTGTAGCTCAAGGTCTTGTTGTGCTGAACGCCACGCGACTGCACGTCCTCCGACCCGCAGTTCGTACACACCGGCTCGTCGCCGTCAATGTACAGCCCGTGGTTCGGGTGAGTGTCAATCCACGGAAGGAGTCGGTGGTACAGTTCGATCAGGACCTCCACGTCCTGCTTGTTGTACGTCTCCATCTCCTTCCACGCAGCGCGCTTGCCGGCCATACAGTCCACCCACAACTCAAAGCCGCTGTGCTTGAACTTGCCTTTGATCCCGAGCTCCGTCGCCAGATGGTCCATCTTGTTCGACGTGAATCGGAACCTGCGGCGGGCCACCCGCAACAGGTCGATGCTACGGTACGGGGCTGGCGGCTCGATCTTGTACTGCAAGAACTCACGGTTCAGGATCGGCAAGTCGAACCTCTCCCCGTTGAACGTCAGTACAGCGTCCGCTGAATCCAGTACCTTCTTCGCTGCCCGGATCGTCTCCTCATGCCCATGCTTGTGCTCGGACATGAAGTGGACCTTCTCCGCGCCAATCCATTTGTAGGCGAAGCACATCACCCGTCCTGTCTCGATCAGCCGCTCCAGCGGGATGTTCTCTTTGAACAGTCCCCACACGTACGCCGTGTTCGGTGCGGTCTCGATATCAAGAGCTAGGATTTTCAAACGCTTCCTCCTGTGCCGCCGCAGCGGTCGCCTTGATCAGTTCCGAGAACTGGTGGACGGCCTCCGCAGCCTGCATCAACTGCTCCCCGTTGACGGTCAGCACCCCACGACGGATGACCTCAAGCGCATTCGCCAGTACCGCCAACTCATTCTGATTTGCCTTCACTCTCGATCTCCTTCTGTAGTAGAGCCAGTGCGCGCCACGCAACCTTCGCCGAGTGGCGGATGCCGTCGGTATCGACGGTGCCGCGTTCGATGAAGTGCCGCATCAGCGCATCGGCCTCGTCGGTTGACAGCGCACGGTTCCAGAACAGAGGCTGTCCGGGGTTGTGCTGGTCGTTACCAACTCGGCTCAGTTGTGCCACCGCAACGATGGCGTCAGGGAAGTAGTCAATCACCCCGGTTGCGACGGGGGCGTTCTTTCGCTCTTTTGCGTCTGTCGGTAGAGGCATACCACTCTCTCGGGATGGACTCAAGTGCCCACTGAAACCCATGCTTCGTGGCCCAGTCCCCGTAGCGGGTGTTGGACCGTGGGGCCAGCTTGTTGTTGTACTGGAACAGGAGACGGATCTCCACGTCAGGGTTCTGATCCCGTACCAGCAACAGCTTCTTGCGATCACGCGCAGTCAGCCGGCCCTTGCACTCGACGATGACTCCATTGGGGAGACGGAAGTCCGGAAGGTATCGCTTCTTCTCGTGGACCTCGTACGCCATCACGGAGTCTTTCGGCTCGTACTCGTAGCTCAGGTCTCGGTCGGCGAGGCTTCGGGCGACGAGCCACTCGAAGCCGCTGCGGAACCCCGCTTTGACCGCCGCTTGCCGGAGCTTGCTGCGGTGGGCTCGGGGGACGCGGTTGGGGTCGGACACGCTAACTCCTTGATCTGATTGAGAATTTCCGTCGTCGGTCGGCCTGCCCGGATCGCCTCGTGGAGGTCCGAAAGCAGGGACTGCATGGTGAAGAACTGCTTCGCCAGATCCTTGATGTGGGCCTCGGTGGGCCGGTCGAGACTGAGCTCGACGGTGTACCACACGGGCTGGTCAGTCAGGAAGAAGTACTGACGCAGCGCCTGCCCGTCACGGTCCAGATAGAGCTTCTTGCTCACGTGTTGCTTTCCTCGGTTTGATGAAGATGTGGTGGTGCAGATACATGGCTGACATGCAGCCAAGGCCCGCGCCTCCGCCGATGGCCGCAACCAACGGGAAGTGCCATCCCGATGTAGCGACCGTACCAATAACGTATACCTCTGTGCAAGCCATAAGGAACGACACAGGCATAACGGCGATGTAGTTGTCAAAGGCTACGTTCCTCTGCTGAAACGCTTTCAGGAAGACGAACACCGCGCTCGCCAACCCTGCTGTGAGTTCTACGATCATCGTGCCTCCGGTGGGTTCCACCACTCGTCAGGGTTACGTCGTATCCACAGCAACCGCCCTACCTCAAGGAGTCGAGCCCCCGCATCCTCGCCGAACGCAGTATCATACGCACCGCGTACCGCAGCGTAGAGCTCGGCTTCCGAGGCTCCGGGCTCAGGCAAGAGCTTGGCAGCCTTGACTGGTCCGATTCCGTCGATGCCGGGGATGTTGTCGGTGGTGTCCCCTGTGAGTAGTTGCTTGTAGAAGTTCCAGAGTCCTTGCTCGGGACTAACATAGTACGACTCCCCTCGTACGAAGTTGTAGTGAAGACCGGGCAGCATGTCCAGATCCTTGTCGATGGTGGCGATCACGCTGCCATGCGGATCGTGCAGCCACGTTGCGTAGTGGTCAATGGCAATGAGGTCGTCGGCCTCCTCGCCGTCCGACACCTTGCAGTTGTACTCGCGCCGCATCATAGCCTTGATCTCCGCAGCATGTACCGGCTTGTGGGCCGTGTCGCGGTTGCCCTTGTAGGGCTTGATCGTGGCTACCCCCATGCGGAAGTTGGTGGGCCCGGACAGGTACACTACCACGTCCTCATCCGGGTCCGCCTGTAGGGACTCAGCCGCTGTGCGGATGATGGACCGCACGTTGTACAGGGCGTTCTGTACCGGCTCGACTTCCCTGCGCGTCTCGACCACGTACTCACCGGGCTTGAGCCCGAGACTCTCGGCGTGGGCTATCATCTCCTTCCGGGTCTCGAACTCGCGCTCAGCATCCGCATTGACGAACTTCCAGAACGTATGCTCGGCGGCGAAGCCGGCACGGTACACGATCACGTCGCCGTCTATGCGGACGATCATCTTAGTTCACCGTCTCGACGATCTGCCCCGGCGTAGCCTTCTTCGCCTCATGCCATGGAGCCATCTCCATCGCCGAGTTCAGGGACATGGCCGTGAAGCACGCCTCGGGCAACTGGACGCAGACATGCTCCCACACGTCCGTCTCCTTGTTGACCACGGCGTACACATCGAAGTACGTGAACCGACCGTCCACGTAGGGCTCGCCGCCCTCCGTCGGGTCGATGTTGACTGCGATCACGAAGTACCGCTCGTTGTCGTACAAGAAGATATGGTCCTTACTCGTCATCACTTTCCTCCGCGTCAGCCGAGTCCGCCTGCGGTACCCCGCACAGGGCCTCCGCCGTGGCTCGGGCGTTGATGCGCTGCTCGTAGAACCGGGCTGTCACTTCGTCAACGAAGTCCAGCAGCATCGGCAGCTTGGCCGCCTTGCTGGAGTTGCCGAACGACAGCATGTCCTTGTCGAGCGCCACTCGCACGATCTCGATGGCGTCACGCTGGGCAGCGGCGAACGTGATGCGGGGCTCGACAACCTCGATGTCACGCCGCTCCTTGTCCTCCCAATACTTCTGCCGGGCCTCGAAGTTCTCGCCCGACTTCTTCTGGAAGCCGCCGCCAGCCTTGTTGCCCCACGTCTTGCCGGCCCCGTAGGTCTTGGGCCCGCTCGACGCAGGCTGCGCCTTGCCCTTCTCGATGGTATCAGGTACCACCTGATTGTTGCCCTCGGTCTCGAAGGTGATGTAGTCACCCTCGGAGACGAGCGCCTCAGTGCCGGTACGGAAGTACCGCTTGTCCCCCTTTAGCTGGAACGAGTGGAGGACGATGGTTCCGTCCTCGCCTTCCCAATCTCGGGTGTACGTCTTCGCTACTGTGCCTCTGATCAATTGCCTTCTCCTTTGTGTAGAGCTCTGGCGCTGCCTCGTACTTGACTTCCTCGGCCTCGCCCCAATGCCGTCCCACCTTCACGCCGCAGCCTAGCGGGACTATCAACTCAATGCCATACAGCTTCCTCACTATCGCATACACGTCGTTCATCATGCACCGCTTCGCTAACGCATGGAACGCATCGACTTCCTCCTCATGCACGTACGCAATGATCGAATCGTGGACGGTGTTGACGAGGTAGGTCTTGAACCCACCTGCCCGAAGCAGGTGCCACATGCACACCAGCGCAATCGGGATGATCTCTGCCGTCGCAAACGCCTGCACCGGGTAGTTGCAGATCGACGTGGTGTTCCGCACGTAGCCCGACTCGTCCATCCGGGTGTCGGGCCAGTAGTACACGAGCCCCCACTCCGTCTCCAGCTTCTTGTCGAGCAGCACGGTATCCACCCAGCCCTGCTGTGTGGACGCCACCCCCGGATACTTCTCCCTGAACGCCCGGTAGTACGCCTTCTCTGCGTCCGTCCCGGACTGCCCTCCGTACAGCGGCTTGAACGTATGCTCCTTCGCTCCCTGTCTGTCGGTCTCCTGACCGGCTGCCGTCAACGTGTCCGCTGTGAATCGGTGTACGTCCACGCCATCCACAATGTCAGCAACAACAGCATTATCTCGTCCAAGATGACCTGATACACGGAATTCAAGTTGCGCTCCGTCTGTCTCACCAACCAGATAGCCGGGCGGCGCAGTAAACAGCCGCTTGTAGGCTCTGGGGAAGTTCTGGAACTGGACCTTGAACTCGGACCCGCTCGACGAGAGCCGGTGCGTGAACGTCTGCGTCTGGTTGAAGTTCCCATACAACAATCCTCCTGCCTTCGTGCAGCACTCGCTGAACTTCCGCATGTACTTGGACAACTGGCTGTGCGTGTCCCTCGCCCGTGCCGTCACGTCGAGGAACTTCCGCTGCCGCTCCGTCGTGGCAGGCAGCGCAGCGATGGTGTCAGCATCCGTCTTGCGCCCGCCCGATGCGGTCCTGTCTGGAACCCACTTGCCCCGGATCTTCCGCTTCGGCTCTGGGAACTTGAGCTCGTCGTACAGGTACGCAGCTAGCTGCTTCGGGCTGTTGAGGTTCACGCCCTCCGCCTGCTTGTTGACCTCAGTCTCGATCTCCGCCAGCCGCGCCTCCAGTTCCGTTGCCAGCGGGAGCACCCTCTCCGCATCCAGCAGCATCCCGTTCTGCTCCAAGTCTGCGAGCGCAGGAGTCAGCAAACAGCGATTGTAGACGACTGGCAAAAGACGTGTACCCTCCATGGCCGTAAGCTGAGCCCTCATCAATGATGGTAAGGCTCGCACGTCCGCCTCGCAGTACCTCAGTAGCCACTCTCTCGGGATGTCGCTCGGGCAGATGCCCGCCTTGATCATCCGTGACACGGTCTGCTTCTTGCCCTCCAGTCCGCGCCGCTTCAAGCAGGCTTCCAGTGAGAGTTGTCCGGTCTTCCACCTGTTCCCTCCGATCACGTACTCGGCCAGCATGGTGTCGTACACGATCACCTTCGTCAGGTCGAGGCCGCAGCGGGCCAGCCACTGCAACTCGAACTTGGCGTTATGGGCTACTATGTAGTCCGCTTGGCCTACTTTCTCCATCAGTGCGGTCTGCTCGTACTCGCCGCCCCATGCGTGTTCCAGCTTCCCGTCCCACCCTAGCTGCCAGCAGGCCAGCACGATCCGGTTCTTCTGGTTCCGTGCGCTGCCCTTGTCTAGCCCTGTCGTCTCGAAGTCGAGGAACAGCGGTCGGCTGAACTCGGACTCAAGGTACATCAGGGGCTCGGGGTTACTGACATGCGTCGGCAACCTTAACATGTTAAGGTCGATCATGACGACAGCACCTTCGCCTTAGCCAAGTCCACCCGCACCGGGAACGAGTCGTGGTTCCCGCCCGCCTTGTTCTTCGGCAGACTGATGACCCTGCGGTTCATGAGCTCGTCCTCTCTGGACATGCCTATCCCCACCATCACGTCAGCCTGTGCGGGGATGCCCGTGTTGCTTGAGTCCACGTCCCCCATGTCTAGGATGCTCTTGCCAGAGGCGCTATCACCTGCCTGCGTGACAGAGATCACTAGACAATCGTTGCGCTTGCCGATGGCACGAACCGCTTGGGCCGAGCGTTCAAGCTGCCTTGTGAAGTTCTCCTCCCCCACCAGCAGGTTGCGCAACTGGTCAACCATCAGCACGTCAGGCTTGTGGTCCTTGACCAACGCCTCTATTTCCCGTGGCGAGCCCGGCGCTAGGCTTGCCAGTACGAGCCGCTCGTAGCCGCCCTCTCGGGCCTTAGCGTCGGCTTCGTCCGGGGCGTCCAGTACCTCGTGACGTGTCATGTCCGAGAGCCTGCACACCACCCGCATCACAACATCCTCTATGGGATCCTCGTTGCCCACGTATAGTACGCGGAGGCCCTGCTTGAGGAATCCGTAAATGCTATTGACGAGGAACGTAGTCTTTCCGACCTCCGGTCGGGCGAACACGACCACGTGATGACCACGCAGTAGTCCCCCGTCGAGGCGCTCATTGAGTGTCCGAGGGAACATGCGAATGAGCCCGCCAGTGCGGTTCCTCGCAGCAACCAACTCAGCCACAGACGCGCCCGCCAGTACACGCTTTTCATCACCCTCCTCTAGGGCATCCAGTTGTAGAAGCTCGTCGTACCGCTCCAACAAGGGGCGAACTTGCTCTCCCGGTTTACCTGCCGCCAGTGCCGTCGCTAGCTGGTTGCCTACCTTCTCCCGCTTCACGGCGAGGTAGTCAGCCACCACGTTCTCGGCGGATACGTCGGCCTCGATGCACCCCTCCACGATCTCTCGGAACATGGCATGGTGCTTCGGGTTCGGAAGCTCCCGGCAGATCCCGGCCAGCAGCAACTCGGGGTCTACCGACTTGGCCTCATGGTCCCTGTCGTAGTAGCCCGTGATGTGCTTGACCAGCATGTTGCCTGCTTCGGTCAGGTCATCCTCTGCAATGTGGTCCGCTACCTTGTCGTACGCGCTGCGACTCTTGAGCAGCGAGCCGATCAGGTTGCGTTCATGCAATCGCTTATCTCCGTGTCAGTCATGTCTTTGAAGTCTTTCTGCACCAGCACAGCCAGCGCAGGGACCAGCATCCCAAGGGACTCCCGGTACGCCAGCGTCTTGCGGATTGCGTCCCGGTCGAGCGCAACGTACAACTGCGCCTCGGTCCTGCGGGCCTCGTCCACAATCTCCTGCTGCGCCTCGTCGTCCATGTGCGTACCCAGCAGGGCGCAGGCTCGGTAGCCTAGTGCAGCCAGCCGCTCCGCAGACGGGATGTCCTCAACGATCACGATGGCCGCTGAGCCATCCCCCGTCCAGTGGATGAACGGCCCGTCCTCGGTCTCCCTGAACGTCAGGACCTTGGGCTGCCGCCCCTTGTCCAGTGCCCGTGCCTGCCAGCCTCGGTGCTTCCACTTCCGGCTGCGCACGGGGAACAGGAGCCGCTGCCACTCATCCGCCCACTTCCAACTCAGCGGTGCGATGTCGAAGTGCCATCGTCGTCTGAGCTCGGACTGCACGTCCTCGGGTAGGTCGGTGACAACCAGATCCTCCGGCAGAGTGCGCGTTCGGGTCGGGCGACGGTCGGGCCGGCGCACAACAGGCCCGCCCCCAAGCCGACCACTAGCGCCACAGTGAGCACGGTGGCAGACAAAGAGTAGAGCCCCGTCGTCGCCATGCGTGAGTACCATGCAGGCTTCATTCGATCTACCTCCTCGACAGAACGGACACACCATGCGGACGGATGTTCCCGGCTCCAGTGCCGCAGCATCTAGCGCAAGCTGTGCCCTCTCGCTCATGGCAGGAACGCTGCTCCGGGCACCTTCGACGCCATCAGCAGGAACGCAGAGATGAGCAGCGCACCGAGCGACAGGATGACTATGACACTGAACAGATCAGGCTTGTGTTTCACTTGCGTTCTCCCAAGGCAGGGGGCGCCGACGCTTGCGCCCTCGGGTGGACTTCGGCGCAGCCGCTGCGTCCTCGGGCTTCATGCCTGCCTTGACCCGCTTGTAGAATGCGAGGTATGTCATGTCAGGCTTGAGCGCAAGGTACATCTGGCGCAGGCTACGGTAGTTGCCGTACGTCAGGTTACTGCGCCGTGGTGAATGTTTTGTGCGGCCGTCGTTCAACTTTCTTCTCCTTCAAGGTTGAGTCGTTCTTGAATACGAATCGGATCAGGGCATCGTCGCACTCGACGAGGTACTGAGCCGACAGTACGGACACGATGCATCCGCATCGTTCCAGCGTGTCGCCGTTGCAGGTCGTTTCCGTCCACGTGACTTCGTCGCCCTGCCCATACAGTGCAGGGCTAGTCACGGAACAATACCCATAGGATCCAACACGCCGCTGCGATGCGGAGTAAGAGGACTATCAGGATGATAGTCAGAATCCCAATTCCTAACGCTAATGCTACGCTCGTCATAGTTTTTGTTCTCGTTACGCAAACGAATTAACTATAGTTATAGAAGAAGTTAACGCCAAAATTATTAGTTTTTGGCAGAAAAAACTTCGCCGATCTCTCGCATCAGCGTCCCCCGCACGTCCTGAACTACCTGACTGATGCGCCCTTGCGACATCTCATGCTCCTTCGCAACGCGCGCCTGCCCGATGCCGTCCATCACCACCGCACAGAAGATCGCGTAGTCACGTGCGCCGTGATGCTGCACCGCAATTTCCCTAATCAAATCACGCAGTTGCGCTGCTGTCACGATGTCCTCCGGCGTGGTCCGTTCGATGGCTGTGGGCCATGCGGGTGTGTGCCTGTCGGGGCTGGTCAATCGCCCTCCGTCCTCGTCCGCTTCACTGACGAAGCGTCCGTCCCCCGAGCTAGGCCCGTCTGGTTCCAGTGCAGTGCCCTCGAAGTGCGCGATCTCCCGCTGCTTCTTGAGCCAGTCCAGCCCGGCCCATTGGGTGTACCGCAGGAACAGGGCGAGCCAGTTCACTTCGGCCTCCACCCCGTCGGCTTCGACGCGCTTGGCCAGAGAGAGCACAGCTTCCTGCACTACGTCATCCGCATCCTGCGGCCCGACCATGTTGACGGCAACGGTACGCGCCGCCTCCATGTGCGGAGTCAAGTTGTCGAGGATGTTACTCACTGTCAGTCTCCTCCAGATCGACGGGTATCGTGCCGTCATCTGCTGCGAACGTGTCGGCATCCTCGTCCTCTCCGATACGGGAAACGGGACGGTCTTCCTTGTACGTGAGGGATGGCTGCCGTGCTACGTAGGCATCCTTCACTGCACGAAACTCCGCCTCGTCTGCCTCACTGAAAGTCAGAGGCTCAGTGCCCGGCTTGCCGGGTGCGACTGTCATGCCTTCCGGGTACATCGTCGTCACCGGGCCATGCCCGCAGCGACCCCACCCGTTAGCCATCAGTCGAAGTCTTTCTGCATTGCTCATCATCGTAGTTCTTTCGCCTTCTCCGCATAACGCTCCAACGTAGTTCCTTCGAGGCCGGGAGCGGTGTTGACCTCGAACACAATGGGCCTGTCGTAGTGTGCGTTGTACCCCACATCGACAGCCCCGAAGTCCAGATTGAGCGCATTGACTGCGGCTACCGCAGCCTTGGACACGCACTCGGGCACAGCCACGTTCTCACGGGCGAAGATCCAGCCGTTGTCGTAGCTGCGTATGCGGGAGTCAGCCTCGCTCCCGCTGCGTCTGCGCTTCTCCTGAATGTCCAGCAGATCGCCACGCCACACGTGCAGCCTGTACTCGGTGCGCTTCTTGGCGTACTTCGTGTACAGCGGAGCGAGCGGCCACTCGGCAATGGCATCGCCCTGCGTGATGAGGCGGATGCCTGCCCCGCCCTGTCCGGTTGTGGTGCCACGCACTACAACGTCGGCCCCGTCCTTCCACCACTGCTGCGCCACGTCCGGGTTCACGGTCCACTCCAGAGTGGGCACCGCATGGGCGTCGAACTCCATGAGAGTCAGCACCTTGTTGCGGGCCACCGAGACAGCGGACCAGTGGTTCACCCACCGTGCGTCGCAGTATCCCTTGTCCGGGGGAGGACAGTGCGCTCCCCAATTCAGGATCAGGTCGGACGGGCGAGGCCGGAACCTTAACATGTTAAGGTTGATCCGGCGCAGTCCAGTCGCCCGTGACAGGGCACGGACGCTGCTCGACCCCGTTCGGTACGGGAGAATACGGATTCGTGTTCGCATTAGAATGGCCTCGCTACTTCGCCTTCCAGATCCCACCGGCAGTCAGCGCAGATCGGCTCGCCCGATGGGTCCCATGCCATGTCATCCGCGAACTCAGGGTCCGGGACTTCGCGGCAATATTTACATCCACACGACACCTTCTCCAACCACTCGGCATACGTGATCAGTGTTCCCTGCATGTCCATGAAGGGCACGTCCGTGTAGTCGTAGTCAACGTCGTCGTCAGTGGGTACGTCCCGTGACGATGTCGAGGAAGGTAGGGGCTCGGTCGTGAACGTGACTCTCTTGGTGAGCAGGTTGCATACCAGCAACTCGTTCCTTGAGCCTCCGGTACCACTCAGGACCTTCGGCACAATCGGATGGACCGTCCACGTCTGTCCGAGTGCGTTCTCGGTGTCGAGTAATTTCATCCCGTGGATGATACCGGGTCGGTTCAAATCGACCAGTCTCCCGATTACGTTTGCGTAGCCGGTACCCAGCACCCGCTGAATCCCCACCACATGAAACCGCAGCTTGTCCTCCGGCATCAGTGCCACTGTGTCCAGCAGCTTCCGCGCCTTGATCGGGAGCTTCACTTGCGGCCGCGTCGTCGCTCCCGTCTCCGACGTTGCCGCTTTTCCCTTGGAGTCTCCGGTAGCACCAGACTCAGCAGGGCTATAAGCGCGTCCACGGCCGTTGTACCAAGGGTGGTCGGTGTCGTCCTCCCAGTAGTCTCCGTATCCCCCGTATCCCCCGTAGTACCCCCGGCTTTTCCCGTAGTACCCACCGTACTTGGGTGCGTAAAGGGACACCTTTTTGACAGCGGGAACGATCCCGTGTTCCTTGGTGAACTTCAACCACTGCCCCGGCTCGGGGTAGTAGATCGGCCCGGCTCTGAACGAAGACCGTGCAACCAGCCACGACAGCATCTCTGCCTCGCTAGCGATTAGCAAAGTTTTCTCACAACCGACCTGCATGATGTGGATGGGGCGCTTGTCGTTGCGCACGATGTTGACCGACTGGTCCCGCGCATCGTGCCAGATCAGGGTGAACGCTCCGTCCAGCTTGCTGATGACCTCCTCCGCATCGTGGGTTGCGAGGTTGTGGGTGATGATGTGGCTGTCCACGTCAACGCCCTTGAGATCCGTGCGTCCCTTCGGCAAGTCGATGGTGTTGTGCAACGTCCCATTGTGGACCAGCGTGATCGGCCCCTCCTGAAACGGATGGGCGTTCTCGGTGCTGACCTTGCCGACGGTAGCGGATCGGTTGTGCCCGATGACTGCACGGTAGCGGTCGAAGTTCTTGCCGTACCCGAGTCGTTCCTGTGCCTTGTCGCAGGCTAGGAAGTCGCTGGCGTGTGAGCCCTGCTTGGCCCAATCCGCCGACCCCTCCCCATCATGCGGCACGAAGAACGCTCCGGTGCCGTCGTCACCACGCACCACCCCAGCGAGTAGCGCATTGATGAAGAACTTCTTGCGCTCATGTGCGCCAACAGACCTTTCGTCTGTGATGAAACCAACTATTCCACACATACGCTTCGCTCCTTCCTTAACATGTTAAGGTTCATCTTAGAACTCCTCCTCGTCCTCGTCGTCCCTGCTGTACGACTCCTCGAACTCACGCATCTCCTCCTCCTCTATGGGATCGTCGGGCGTGAGCTCCCGAACGAACACGTTGCCGAGGTTCAGGTCGGCGTACCTCAGCCCGCGCAGCGTATTCCTACGCGGGGTCGGGCCAGCCGCTACCACGCCACCCGTTGCCAGTTGCGGCGGCAGCCCCCATCCATCGTGCGCCACGTCCTTCCTCGGGCGCAGGTACTCGGCCACCCGATCTACGTCGAGCGCCTCGTAGTCCCGGCTCAGTACGATGGGCATGTTCATCCCGTCGAACACCATCGCTGCGAAGCCGGCAGGCCCGAGCCTCTCCCACTCTGCGAGCACGTCGTAGGTTGTGGTGTACGTGTTGTGCAGGCGAGCCACGATGCGGACCCACTGCTTCGCCAGTTCCACCTGCTCGAACGTGGGCGCGTGTCGGTACTCCATGGTACCGAACGAGGATAGCGGCCCGGTGTTCAGTGCGCTGTACTTGCAGACGGGCGGGCGCTCCTCCCACTCGGCGAGGTTCGACAGCCACCTGTAGACAGCCTTCGGCTCACTGTGCGAGCGGTACCACGGGATGCAGTAGATGTTCTCGTCCCGCCACTCTGACACGAACGCGAACAGCAGCGGCTCGACCAATGCGTAGTGCTGGCAGACGCGCAGCACCTGATCGGTGTCCATCTCAAGGCAGCCAGCGTGGATGTGGATGCCCGTCCGCACAGACGGGTGGATGCCACGCCCACTCCCGAGTACCTCGGTGTACAAAACCTCTACAGCCTCGATCAGTGCGTCCTCTTTCAGCGGGGCGGACACAAGCTCCATCCCCTCCCGAAGCGAGCCGTCCTGAACGAATCGCCAGTTGCGAGACAACGACCTCGGCCACGTGACCTCGTTGACTGCGAACTCTGCGGTCATCCCTTCGAGCTCGACCTCCATGCCGTACAGAGGCACCCCCTGCGGGTCAATCGTGCGGCGTCGAGCGTACTCAACGATACGTGCGGGCATGATACCGTCCCTCCGTGAGCTTGATGATGCGGCGAACCAGTGCCTCGTCCCCGACCGGGAACAACTCGTTGTTAGCAGTCGCCGTGGCTGCCAACTCCCCGTTGTAGTAGAACATGCGCTTGCCGAGCGCATCCCCCGCCACGATGAGGCGCGGACTTGTCGCTACCGTCACGACATCGCCGGAGTCCAGCATGGAGAGAGCAGTCTCCAGCGTCGGGTACTCAGGCTCGAAGCAGGCCAGCGCTAGCTCCGTGTCGGACGGCGACAGCGTGTGCATCATCCCGGACATGTGCCGGGTCACGTCCCACTCGCGAGGGATCACGACCTTGACACCCGCACGGTGCCACGTCCTGCGGTACTGACGCTGAGTCAGCCGCTCCACGTGGGCCGCATACGGCTTGCCCCGAATGTTGACGCTCCCGCACATGGGCCAATGCACGGCAACCTGCGCGGCCGGAACCAGCACGTGCTCCCCGCCGGTTATCGGCATGACCGTGATCGTCCGTGACGGTGTGCACCCGAGGTACCATCCCGCAAGGGTGGCTTCGGGTGTTTGATACATGACAACGCCACTGCTGCACCACTGCTCGATGTCGCGTGGGTTCACGTCCCGTGGGATGGTGAGCATGGATCCTCCTTAACATGTTAAGGTTGCGGGCCACGGTAGCACCGCAACGGGGTCAAGTGACACCTTCGTTGCCCACTCGGGCACCGTCGGTTCCGCTGGCTTTGCGGGCGCGGCTGGGGGCGGCAGGTACTTGACCGCTCCCTTCGCCTCGTCCTTGGCGTTCAGCCTGTGGGATAGTACCACAGCGTTGAACTTCGTGCCAAGTCCCATGCAGTGCTGCCATGCAGCGTGCCAGTTGTCTGCATCGAACTCGGTCTCGACCGTGAACGTGGGCTTGCCGTCGTTCGGCCTCATGCAGATGTGTGCTACAAACCGCATGACGTGCCCCTCATGAACTCGGTCTCAACATCGCTCGGTTCCCACACCTTGTCCACGAGTGGGTACTTCTCGATGTAGTCCTCGGGCAGGAAGTACGCCCATGCGTTCTTCCACGGCGTTGCCACCTTGTCCCGTCGGTAGTACCTCGGGTGTCCTTCCAGCCAGTCGAGCGACTGCAAGGTGTCCAAGTCCACCTGATAGACCTCACCGAGCACCTTCGCGAACTCGATCTTCGGGATCTCAACGAGGCCCGGATAGGCTCCGAGGTTGATGAGTCTCCACGGACCCTCGATGTAGCAACGGCCGAGGAACTTCGAGTTCTCCAGCAACCGATTGTTCCCATGCCCCTGCTTGAGGGTGCCGTAGACGAATACCCGGATAGGCATTAGAGCTCCTCCATCCCCAGCCCGCGAACGTAGGTGACAAGCGAGTGGGCTAGGTCTGCTCGCTCCTCACTGATTGCCCGTCGCACGTCCTGCCACGGTACCTCTGCCCAATACTTCTTGATGGCCGCATCGCCGTGAGCGATGAACCTGCCGAACGCATCCACGTAGTAGCCGGCAGTCTCGACCATCATGGGGCTGTGCGTCCAGAAGTTCGACAGGGTGCGGTACTCCAGCCCGTAGGGTGTCGGGCGGAATCTGCCGGGCGTCCCGTAGTACCGGCGACGCTCGCCCTGCTTGTCGAAGTTGTTCGAGACCATGCCGATCCCGAGGAACAGATCGCAGAACATGGCAGCCACGTACTCCGGGAGATCCGGCGCGACTGTCTTGTACCCGATGTGGATGTGCCCGCCACAGAATCTCCACGACCCCTCCGGGCGCTCCAACTCAAGCGGCTGGATGCGTGGATTCGGGGCGCCGAGCATGTAAGCGTCGAAGTCCGGGCTGCACCCGAACATGTTGGCCTGCTCCGAGCGCAGGTGGAACGAGGGAAACAGGCGTGACGGTGCGGGATCAATCTCGAAGATGCCACCGTGCTCCGAGTTGAGGATCGAGAGCACAGTGTTGCGGCCACTGGTGATGTGGGCCGAGAACAGATTGATGTCCGTGACGGGCGGGATGTTGAACTCCGCCATCACGTTGTCCTCTTGCAACCCGTAGTGCCCGACCATTCTCGGGCGATCCTTGGTCCCACCGAGCAGACCACAGATCGGGTGCGGAGCACCAGTGTCGATTCGACGCACGAAAAACTCCGGGTCCGCGCCCATCGTTATCGCAGCCTTTTTCTTGCGAGCCACAGTAATCTCCTTCCTTAACAGTGTTAAGGTTAGCCGTTGTGAAGCAGATCAAGGGGCATGAGCCCCGCATACCACTCGGTTGACATCTTCATCCACTCAGTAGTAGAGCAGCGAGCCAGAGCCTCGGCCACCCCGTACTGTGGGGAAGCGCGATCCCTCCAGATGTCAGGCAGGATCGCGCCCGTCATCGAAACACTGGCGCCCGAGTTCGCGTTGCGGTACCTGCGTCCGGGAGTGTAGTTACCCGGAGTAAAGCAGTGCTGCCACTCGCGCTTGTTCCCGGAAGCCGTGGACCGCGCAGCAATGCGCTCCCCGCTGCCGTGCTTGAAGAACCCGACGCGCGGGACGTTGCAGAACCATCCCTGTAGGTTCTTGACTCCGATCCTGAGCACGTCGCGCAACTCGGTATCGCGCGAGTACCTGTCAGCCCCGAAGATTCCACGCCTCATCGACCCCCCGGCAAACGCGGCTAGGTAGCCGAAGATGGACTTCGCCCCGATCTCGCGAATCTGCGCCATCGTGAACGGTCCCGGCCCGATAAAGCTCTCGGAGTCAGGGAGCAGCGAGAACAGCTTTTGCCGCTCCGTTTCGTTGGCGACTTGGCTCTTGGACCTGTCCGTGGGCGGGAACTCGTTCCCGAGCGTGTACGCCGACCAGCCCCTGCGCCAGTTCTTCGCCCACACGCTGCGCGGGTCGAACTCCGGGACCTCGAACACCCCGATGTACGGGGATGACGTGAGAACGCCGCCGCAGAAGTCGTAGAGCATCTGGCCGATTCCCGCCATTTCGAGCACGGCATCGACGACGTGCCCTCCGGCTTTCTTGAGGCTGAACGTCCACACCGAATAGGCAGGGTGCCAGATCTGGAACATTGCGTTCCCCCCGTAGTAGCGGCGCTCGGCCAACAACTCCCACGGGTAGCGGTACTGAACGAGAGGCAGGACTCCGAGATACTGGGGTTCTGTGGTGGTAGTTTCGTCTACCATGGCTTGCTCCTTAACATGTTAAGGCGCTGCTCATCTTCGTATTCCTCCCACGCAACGCCAAGCGGGGGAACATCTACGGGCGCGTCGCGACGCGGCACATGCTGTGCCACGGGCGAATCGTCGTAGAACAGGTAGGGCGACCAATTACGCGGGCGCCGGGTGCGCTCCCACGTATTGCGCCTGATTCGGACTCGACGGGTCACGGCACTCCCTCACTTGAAGAAGGCGTGAGGATACAACTCCCTCACGGAGTCCTGCAACTCCCGGACGTACCGACGCATGGACACGAGTTCGTGCGACATGGGCGCCACACGACCGTCCGCCTGCTCCGCGCTGATCCGGGCATGGATGCTGCCCACGTCCCCCAAGATGCGACCGCACAGGCAGTCGATCTTCACGGCTTCGTTGGCAGTGAGGTTGGGTTTGATTTCCGGCATGTCAGTTCCTTCCCTTAACAGTGTTAAGGATACACGTTGACACGGTACAGCTTGGTTCGCTCGGCTGCGCGTTTCCACGCCCAAGCATACGTGAGGTTAGGGGCGTACCAAGTACCCTTCCCCACGACTTCCACGGTCACGGGACCGCTCGATTGCAGCCCGCGCCCGATTCCGTACAACAGGGCGGCCATCGGCTGTACAGCGAACAGCCCGCCCACCTGATTCTCGAACGTCGCACAGCCCGGATGTATGGGCGTGCGGTGGAGGTATTGCGGATGGCACTGCAAGTGCAGCGGCAAGGGTTTGACCCCCGGCCGCTTCACGTCCTTGGATTTCCGGGTCGTGCGCCCGTGCCTGAGCGCACGCCCGGTTCGCGTAACGTGCCTCACGGTCAGAGCCAGCCTAGCGCCATGGCTAGGAGCAGGATCGTCGGAAGCACGAACACCACTGTTAGCACGAGTGCCACCATTGAGAATGTGAACCGTGGGAACAGGATGAACAGCACCAGCAACAGGATGAACTCCATGGCTCAGTCCTCACCGCTCCCGTAGCGGATGAAAGCACCAATGAACAGTGACGCCGGGACCGACACTGCACACCAGACCAAAAGCCACCAGATAGCGTTCATTTTATTTCCCCTAGCGAGCCGACCTTAACATGTTAAGGATCGCAAATGGGCAAGGACGGCGAATTCCCACTTACCCGACTATTATAACACGTATTTCACATAATAGCAAGCGGCCTGTTTAGAACCCCCCCTGAAATTTACGGCACCCTTAGACCGCTCCCGGCAATCCACGCGCGCCCGCGCGAAGATCAAAAGAACCGGGCGTGATGACATAATGCGCGCGCGAAAGGCGAAAAAAAAGGGCGAGAGCCTTTCGGCTCCCGCCCTCTTATGTCGCCTTAACGTGTTAAGGCGCCCTACGCGTCACGCCGCGTCTGCGACATCGTCGGCACTGTCGGCTTCCGAAGGTTCACCGAGAATCGCGAGCATGTTGCCTGCGAACTCGGTCACGGCTTCCACCATCGCGCGGAGCGTGTTGCCTTCCGCGTTCTTGATGGCCTTTTCCGCGTCCCTGAGCGCATCCAGTGCAGCAGTGCGAATCCGCAGATCCTCTTGCTGTGCTGGCGTGAGACTCAGTGTGCCCGCGTCTGCCGCGTCTGCCGCGTCTGTCGGCTGCGCCTTTTTTGCGGCTTCCGAGGTCGCCTTGCGGACCTCTCCCGGACCTTTCGGCGCCTTTTCGGTTCCGAGGTCCACGCCTAGCTTGAGGGCGCGTTTTACCTGAGAAACCTGCGCCATGATCGAGCCGGGAACGGTGAAACCGTTCTCGCCTTTTTCGGCGCCGATTGACTCAGCGAAACCGTCCACGTTCTCGCGAATCTCGCGGTAAAACTCGGTGACGTGTTGCGAGAACACATCCTCAGTCTTGGCCACGATCGCCGCCGCTACCAGTGACCGGAACGCAGTGCGGGCCGTTTCGTCCGCCTTGTGCTGCGCCGTCGCGAAAGCGTGGAGTTTCGACAGGATCGACTTTTTGAAAGTAGACATAATGTACTCCGAGTGGTTTGTACGTATCGGCATAGCGGAATTGCTACCCGATAGCCACAGAGAGCCGCAACGCGCCATTCCGCGCGCGCGGTCTACCTTGTGCTGCATTTTGTTAAAGAACGTCGGGTCAAGCTACCCGGCCGGAACCGGGATCGCGCTCGCGCGTTGCCTTCCGCGCGGATGGGTGCATTGTGTCCTGCCCAAGAGTATGCAGGACGCGTGCCAACATTGCAAGTGTCTGATTCTATTGAGGTTTCCGCATAGCCTTAACATGTTAAGGTACGGAAGTGTAAAGAATCCCGACACACACACGCTAGCATAACCCCCGGTCTATGTCAAATCCCCAGTGTTCTCAACGATTCAATGCTGTAAAGAAATCCGACAGTCTGCCACGTGCCATGTGAATGTTACATAATCACGCTCGGCGCATTGGAGCTTGTGGGTATTTAACGTAATGTACCATCACGTTATGTCACATCTTTCGCT